GACGGACATCAACAGCAACACCAACACCACGCTGGGCTTCACGCACAGCACCGGTGCCGGCGTGGGCATCGTCCTGCACGCCCCCCAGGTGCAGCGCATCGACCCGACGGACCAGGAATACGAAGGCGACGTGCACATCGGCCAGAGCCTGCGCTGCACCCCCACCAGCGCGGGCAATGACGAGCTGCGGCTCGTGTGCCTGTAAACCGGGGGCGCGCGCATGGCATTCCGCCTGGTCATCAGCGACACCATCACCGTACCCGTGGCCGGCCGCCTGCCCGATGCAAACGGGCGGGGCGGGCAGCCCTTCAGCTTCACGCTCGTCTGCAAGCGCCTGCCGGCTGACGAACTCAAGGCCGAGTTGGAAAGCGAAGAGCGCACCGTGCCCGAGTTCCTCACCGGCGTGGTGAAGGACTGGTACACCGTGCAAGACGACGCCGGCAACGATCTGCCCTTCACCCCCACGGCCTTGGCCTCGCTGCTCAACATCGTGGGCATGTCCGGGCTGATCTTCCGAGCCTACATCGAGGCCTGCGGCGTCAAGGGCAAGGAAAAAAACTGAGGGAGGCGGCGCGCCTGCTTGCCCGTGGTGAGCTGGTCCGAAGAAACGATGACGACGCGCCGCCCGAATCCGATGACGAAGACCCCGCCCACGCTGACGACGAAACCGCCGCGGCGCTGGCCGCCTTCGGCCTTGTGGCCGTGGATCAAGCGTCAACGCGCCGGCAGCAGATGTTCTTCCTCTGGCCCGAGCACGAGCAAGCGCTTTCCGTCTTCCATGCCTGCCGCACACAGTGGCGCGTGGGCTTTGACGCCCCCACGGGCCTGGACTACGCCGGCGTGGAAAGCCTCATCCGCATGCGCCGCCTGGTGCAGCGCCCACGCGTGCCCGAGGTGCTCGCCGAGCTGCAGATCCTTGAGGACGAAACCCTTGCGGAATGGCGGCGCCAGCGCCAGGCCAAGGAACGGAGCGCACGCTGATGGCCAGTGAAATCGGCATCAAGATCGGCCTGCAAGGCGCTGAGGCCGTGCAGGGCGGCCTGCAGCGCGTGGTGGGCAGCATGGGCCAGCTGGGCGGCCAGGTGGACACGGTGCGCAACGCCCTGAACACCCTGGCGCCCACCCTGGCCGGCGCGCTCAGCGTGGGCGGCATCGCGGCCTTCGTGCGCGGCACCGTCAACGCCATCGACGCGATGAACGACCTGGCCGACGCCACCGGCGCCAGCATCGAGGAAATCAGCAAGCTCGACCAGGTGGCCCGCCGCAACGGCGCCACCCTGGACCAAGTGGGCGGCATGCTGGTCAAGTTCAACGCCCAGCTCAAGGAAGCGGACGGCAAGAACGGCGCCAGCATCGCGCTCGAGGCCATCGGCCTGAACGCCGCCAAGCTGCGCCAGCTGGACCCGGCAGAGGCCCTGCGCCAGACGGCAGTGGCCCTGGCCGGGTTTGAGAACGACGCCAACAAGGCCCGCATCACGCAGGAGCTGTTCGGCAAAAGCGTGCGCGAGGCCGCGCCGTTCCTGAATGACTTGGCCGAGGCCGGCGAGCTGAACGCCAGCGTCACCAAGGCGCAGGCGGCGGAGGCTGAACGCTTCAACAAGCAGATGGCGCAGTTGAACACCAACATCACGAGCAGCGCCCGCGCCCTGGTTTCAGACTTCCTGCCGGCGCTGAACGACAGCATCTCCACCATGATGCGCTTCAGCGCCAACGGTGGCGTTCTGTCCGGTTTCTTCACGCTGCTGACGTCGCAGTTCAAAGACGCCCGCATCCAGGCCACGCTGGAAGAAATCAGCAGGCTGGAAGGCCGCCTGAGCAACCCCAACGTCACCGGATTCAACCGGTCCACCCTGCAAAAGGAACTGCAGGACGCTGTCGACAAGCTGCGCGAGCTGCAGGGCGAATCCCTCAAGGCCCGCACCGCGCTGGACGCAGCACTGGGCCGCCGCAACGCCGGCGCTGGCCGCGGCGACGATGTGAATCCGCCCTTCGCCGTGCCCGCCCCGTCCGTCATCGACATCGCCGGCGAGCAAGCCCGCCGCAAAGCTGCGGAGCAAGCCTCCCTCGCAGCCGCCAAAGCCCTCGACGACGAAGCCAAGGCCACGGGCGAAGCCGTCAAGGCCCGCGAGAAGTACCTCGAAACCCTGGCCGGTGCCACCGACAAGATCGCCAACGAAACCCGTGCCCTGGCTGACCAGGTGGTGCAGGTTCTGCTGGGCAAGCAGGCCTACCAGGACATGATCGACGCCCGCGAAGAAGAGCAGGCCGTGCTGCTGGAAACCCAGGCCATCCGCGCGCTGGACCGCAACCTGGACGCCAAAGAGTACGATTCCCTCAAAGCCCAGGCCGCCGCCATTCGTGAGCGCATCAGTCTGCGCCAGGCGTTGACGACGGCCACCGTCGAGGCCAACGTTGCCGAGGCCGCCGTGGATGCCCGCGTGCAGGCCCGCCGCGCCGAAGAAAAAGCCATTGCCGACTTCGAGAAAGAGCAGCGCGACGCCGCAGCCGCCGCGCTGGCCAGCGTGGACACGCGCATCAAGAGCCTGCAGGCCGAAGCTGAGGCGTCAGACCTTTCCCGCGCCATGAACATCAGCCTGGCTGAGGCCATCGAGCTGGTGGGCATCGAGCGGCTGAAAGAGCGCCAGGCGCGCTACCAAGAAGGCAGCGAGCCCTGGCTGGACGTGCAGCGCGAGATTGAGGCCCGCCAGAAGCTGCGCGCCCTGATTGCCGACCGCGCCGTCATCGACGCCAACGCAAGAGCCGCAGACGAAGCCGCCCGCGACTGGCAGCGCACGGCAGACCAGATCGGCCAATCCCTGAGCGACGCCCTGATGCAGGGCGGCAAGAGCGCCTGGGAATACATCAAGGGCCTGTTCCGCAGCATGGTGCTGCGGCCCGTCATCCAGGCCATCGTCAACCCCGTCGCCGGGGCCTTCACCAGTGCCCTGGGGTTCTCTGGCGCCGCCTCTGCGGGCACCGGTGCGGCCGGTGCGGGTGGCGGTTTAGGCTCGCTGCTGAGCGCGGGCGCCAACCTGCTCAATGGCGGGCTGGGCAACATGCTGGGCCTCAACCTGGTCAACAGCGGCCTGGGGCAGAGCCTGGGCCTGTCCACGGTGCAGAACATCGGCGGCAACATGATCGCCGGCCCCACGGGCATGGGCAGCATGCTCGGTTCCGGCCTGGGCATGCTGGGCAACGGCTTCCTGGGCTACGGCCTGAGCAAGGGCCTGTCCGGCGGCTACAGCGCAGGCGGCGCCGTCAACACCATCGCCGGCATCGCCTCGGCCATCCCCGGCATCGGGCCGATCGCCGGTCTGGTGGGGGGCTTGGTGAATCGCGCCTTCGGCCGCAAGGCCCCCGAAATGCGCGACAGCGGCATCATGGGCTCGCTCAGCGGTGGCGCGGCCACCGGCCAATCCTTCGCGGACTGGTTCCAGAAAGGCGGCTGGTTCCGCAGCAACCGCAGCGGCACCAACTTCAGCGCCCTGGGCGACGAAACCTCTGCCGCGCTGACGGCCGGCGCCATGGGCGTGCTGGACAGCACCCGCGCCTGGGCCCAGGCCCTGAAGCTGCCGGGCGATGCGCTCAGCAGCGTCACCACGCAGTTCAAAATCAAACTCTCGGGCGACGCCACCAAAGACCAGGCCGAGATCCAGGCCCTGTTCGGCCGCTACGCCGCAGACCTGGCCACCACCTTCCAGGGCCAGCTTGCGCCCTTCCAGAAGGCCGGTGAGGCTATCTCTGACACCCTGCAACGCCTGGCCGGCCTGCAGAAATTCAGCGAGGCCATCAACGAGTTCGGCGGCGTGTTCAGCCGCGTGGCCAACCTGAGCGTGGATGCGCGTGAGCAGCTGCTGGGCTTTGCGGGCGGCATGGAAGCGTTTGTGGCCAAGACGCAGAGCTTCGCCCAGAACTACTACGAGGAAGCCGAGCTGGCCGGCATCCAGGCCCGCCAGGTGCGGGACCAGCTTGCCCGAATGGGCATCAACACGGAGGTTTCCAGCCGAGCGGACTTCCGGCGCCTTGTCGAAGGCACAGATGTCAGCAACGAGCAAGGCCGCCAGCGCCTGTCGCAACTGCTGACGCTGGCCGACGCCTTCGCCCCGGTGGGCCGCTATCTTGAGGAAATCAACAGCAAGGTGCAGACCGCCGTGGAAAGCATGGCCGCCGGCCTGCAGCGCTTTGCACTGACCGTCAACGAGTTTGGCGGCGTGTTCTCTCGCGTGGCAAACCTGAGCGGTGATGCGCGCCAGCACCTGATTGACCTTGCTGGCGGCATGGAAGCCTTCGCCAACAAGACGCAGAGCTTCGCCCAGAACTACTACGAAGAAGCCGAGCTGGCCGGCATCCAGGCCCGCCAGGTGCGTGAACAACTGGCAAGCCTTGGCATCAATGCCGAAATCTTCACCCGCGCCGACTTCCGCCGCCTGGTGGAAGGCACCGATGTCAGCAACGAGCAAGGCCGCCAGCGGCTGTCGCAACTGCTGACGCTGGCCGACGCTTTCGCGCCCGTGGGCAGGTTCCTGGAGGCGAATGGCGGGAGCCTGGAAACGGTGGCCAACATGGCGCCGGCCATCGCTGATCTACGTGGAATGCTCGACGTGCAGGCGCCAATGGGCAACACCCTGGCCAACCTCAACACCCTGGCCAACATGGCGCCCACCACGGGCGCGGTGCAGCAGATCCTGGGCGGCAACAGCATGGAAGGTCTTTCCTCGCTGACGGAAGCCACCACGGCCGGCACTACGGCCACCGTCAGCACGCTGGAGCGCCTGATCGCCCGCGTGGGCGAGCTCGAGGGCGCGCTGGTCAAGGCGCTGGACAAGCAAGGCCGCGCCCTGGCAGACCAAATCTACTACGACGAACCCGGTATGGCCGGCGGCGGGGCAAGCTGACATGCCCATCAGTGACGCCCAATACACCGCCTGGCTGCGCGCCGACAACCAGCGCCGCGTGGTGCTGGTGGAGGCCGAAGCCTTCTCAGCCGGCGCCGTGGTCACGCGCTACATGAGCACGCACGGCTTCGTCACCACGCCCAGCGACACCCCCGCCAGCACCGGCTACGACGACATCGTGCTCGACGTGCCGTGGGTGCGCAGCCAACTCGCCGAAGCCTTCCGGGGCCGCAGCCTCATCGGCTACGGCGACATCGACATCGACAACTCCAGCGGCGTGCGTGACGCCTGGCTGACCGATGCGTGGGACGGCCGGCCCGTGCGCCTGTTCCTGGGTGACCCCGCCTGGCCCAAGGCTGACTTCCGCCAGGTCTTCAGCGGCACGCTCGAAGACATCCAGGCCCGCGACAGCGCCACGCTCACCCTGCGCATGCGTGACCGCCAGGCCCTGCTGAACGTGCCGGCCTGCACCACGCTCATCGGCGGCACAGACACCAACAAAGACCGCCGCCGCCCCATCTGCTACGGCGAGTGCAAGAACGTGGCGCCCATGCTGATTGACGCCGCCGCGCGCACCTACGCCGTGCACGATGGCCAGATCCACGCCGTGGATGCCGTGTACGTGAACGGCAGCGCCACGGGCGGCTACACCGCCAACCTCACGCTGGGCACCATCACCCTCACGGGCGCGCTCACCGGCACCATCACCGCTGATGTGCGCGGCAGCAAGACTGGCGGCACCTACGTGACCACCGCCGCCGATGTCATGCAGCGCCTGGTGACCGAGCGCACCGCGCTCACCAGCGGCGACATTGATGCCGCCAGTGTGAGCGCCATGAACACCGCTATCAGCGCCACCGTGGGCCTGTACGTGGACAACGACACCACCACCGTGCTGCAGGCGCTGGACACGCTGCTCACCGGCCTGGGCGGCTTCTACACCATTGACCGCGCCGGCAAGCTCAGCGTCGGCCAGTTCCGCGCCCCCGCCGCCCCGGCCGTGCTGACGCTGGACGCTGACGACGTGGAAGAGAACAGCGTGCAGCTCGTGCGCCGCATCCTGCCAGCCAAGAGCGTGCGGCTGGGCTACGCCCGGTTCTGGAACACCAGCACCAGCGGCGCCGTGACGCTGACCGAAGCCCAGCGCGAGCGCCTGCAGACCGCCTACCTCGTTGCCAAGGCCACCAACACCCTGACGGGCCACCTGCTGGCCATCGACGAAGACCTGCAGCCCACCGCGCTGCTGGACGCCACCGCCACCGCCACCGAAGCCACGCGCCAGGCCACGCTCTACAGCACGCTGCGCTACGTGTACCGCCTGGCCGGCTTCACCGCCGCGCAGCAGGTCAAGCTGGGTGACGTCGTGGCCCTGAACCTCGGGCGCTTCGGCCTCAACAACGGCACCCTGGCCCGCGTGGTGGGCCTGCGCGAAAGCCTCACCGGCGGCCGCATTGAACTTGAGGTCTTCGTCTGATGGCCAACAACCTGCGCGTCATCTCCACCAACGACGTGGACGCCGCCACGCTCACCAGCGGTGACTTCACGGCCAGCCTGCCCGTGGGCAACCTGCAGCTCGAAGGCCGCGCCCGCGTGGCCCGCACCACCAACGCCACCGGCACCAAAACCATCAACGGCAACTTCGCCGGATCCACCTTGTGCAGCGCCCTGGTGCTGTACGGCCACAACCTCACCGGCGCGGCCACCTGGCGCCTGCGCCTGTACGCCGGCGCCAACCAGACCGGCACCGTGGTGTATGACAGCACCACGCTCACGCCGCTCACCTCCATCGGCTGGGGCAGTTTCGCCTGGGGCGTGGCGCCCTGGGGAAATGGCGTGTTCAATGACTGGCAGCAGCCGTTCTACACCTTGTGGTTCACGGGGGTCTTCGCCCTGAGCTTCCGCCTGGAACTGGCCGACCCCCTGAACCCCGCCGGCTACCTGCAGGCCAGCCGCCTCATCATCGGCCGCTACCTCACGCCCGCCTTTAATGCCGAATACGGCCTGGCCCTGGCGTGGGACACCAACAGCGAACAGCGCCGCACCCTGGGCGGCAGCGTGCGCACAGACCGCCGCGCCAGCTTCCGCCGCCTGTCCTTTGACCTGGGCCTGCTGGACATCAGCGAGCGCGCCCTGTGGCTAGACCTGGCCCGCGTCAACGGCCTGCACCGCGAGATTTTCGTGAGCGTCTACCCCGAAGCCGGCGCCGACCTGGAGCGTGACCACAGCATGCTCGGCAAATTCGCCCAGGCCGCGCCCAACACCCTGCCGGTGCCCAACCGGTGGTCCCAGAAATTTGAATTCATCGAGGTTTGAACGGAGCAAGCCATGCCATTTGATTTGTCACCCTACAACGTCACGCTAGGCGGCTTCGACTACCCGGTGAAATACTCGCAACTCCTGACCTACGTGCAGGATGGTCTGAACACCCTGGCGGGGTTCAAGAATCGAATCATCAACGGGAAGATGGATATTGCGCAGCGCGGCACCAGTTTTGCCGCAGTAGCAGACGGCGCCTATACCCTGGACCGCTGGCGCTTCGGCAATACCTCTGCCGCCGTGGTGACTATCTCGCAGCAGGCAGACGTTCCCGCAGATAACGAGTTCCAGAACAGCCTGCGCGTGGCCGTCACCACCGCAGATGCCAGCATCGCCGCCGGCGACACCTGTTTCATCAGCCAGCGCATCGAAGGCTACAACGTGCGCGCCCTGATCGGCCGCACCTTCACCCTGCGCTTCCGCGCGCGCAGCAGCAAGACGGGCGTGCACTGCATCGCCCTGCGCAATTCCGGCCTGAACCGCAGCTACGTGGCCGAATACACCGTCAACGTGGCCAATACCTGGGAGAGCAAGCCCATCACCGTGCCCAGCGGCCTCATCACCGCCGGCACGTGGGACTGGACCAACGGCACCGGCCTGGAAGTGTGCTTCGTCCTGGCCGCAGGCAGCACCTTTGAGACGACTGCAGGGGCCTGGCAGACGGGGAACTTTCTGGATACCGCCAACCAGGTGAACTGCCTGGATTCCAATACCAACATCTTCGCCATCACGGGCGTACAGCTTGAATTGGGCGCGGTGGATTCGCCGTTTGAGCATCGGCTTTATGGGGTGGAGTTGGGTTTGGCGCAGAGGTATTTTGAACATATGCCAACATGCGGATTTGTCGGTAGCTCAACAGGCGTAAACTCTTTCGTTGGAAACTTCATTAACTTTTCGGTTCCAAAAAGGGCAACGCCAACATTTACTACAGGTGCGACCGTCGAAAATGTGAATTTAAATAACACATATCTATCGGCCGCGAATACAAACGGATTTAGATACTACGGCGAAACTACCGCCGCTGGCGCTGCTTATATAACTAGACCTGTTTCAGCATCATCGGAGCTATAAAACATGTACCAACTCACCAATACCACCACCATCATCCGCCTCGCGGACAACGCCCACATCCCCGCAGACCCCGCCAACACCGACTGGCAGGCTTACCAAACCTGGCTCGCCGCAGGCAACACACCCCAACCCGCCGACCCCCCACCCGCCCCTGACTACAGCGCAATGCGCCGCGCCGCCTACGCCGCCGAATCCGACCCTATCTATTTCATGTGGCAGCGCGGCGAAGCCACGCAGCAGCAGTGGCTGGACAAGATCGCCGAGATCAAGGCGCGGTGGCCGGCATGACCAGCCTGCTGCTCTACCTCGCCACCGCGCTGGGCATCACCTACGCCCTGTTCGTGTTCTACGCGGCCGTGATGAACATCAAGCGCGTGCGTGACGCCGGCAAGCTCACCCCTCTGGGCTACGCCTTCGGCTACCCGACCTTGTTGCTCGGCTACACGCTCGACGTGCTGTGCAACGTCTTCGTCATGACCATCGTCTTCCTGGAATTGCCGAGGGAAACCACCGTCACCGCCAG